CCTACAAGGCTTTCACCAAGGCGAAATGTCTGCCGAAGAATCAGAATATTCGCACCTAAAAGTATGGGATCTTCCGCAAGAAGGTCACAAGTATGTGATTGGCGCCGACGTTGCCGAAGGAATTGAAGTAATCAGTGAAGACGGTAAGGATGCCGACTACTCTGTGGCCACTGTTATGGATCGACAGACCCGTAAAACGGTCGCTCGCTACCGCGCGCACATCGCTCCCGATGAATTCGGCGACTTCCTGTGTAGGCTTGGCTGGTTTTACAACGACGCGACTATTGCCGTCGAGGTCAACAACCAGGGTATTGCCACCGTTCAACGCCTACGTGATCGCCTCTATCGCCACTTATACATGCGTGAGAGCGGCTTTGATGAACTATTCGAAGAACCGACCGCGAAAATGGGTTGGCGTACCGATAAAGCATCTAAGTACATCATGATTACCGACCTCGCTAAAGCAATTCGAGATGGCGATATCGTGGATTATGACCCTTGGTTCATCCGTGAGTGCGTAACGTATGTGCGCGATGAAAACGGCCGCACCAACGCCCAGGATGGTTCTCACGACGACTGCGTGATGTCAACGGCTATCGCTCTTCAGCTATTCGACTGGAAGGGTATCGACCGCACGGCAACAAAACCACACAACCCTCTTCAAGCGCAGCGCTCGAATGAGCTTCCAAAATTCGCCAAAAGCTTCGACGACCTCGAAGAACGCAAAAAACAAAGAGACCAGCTTCCATCATTCCACGGAATTATCAAGCGCAACACAAAGATTAGAAACAAATAATGCAAACTAAGAATACCAAAACTGCTAAAGCAGAAAAAGAACGCCAAAACAGGCTCAACCAGTATCTTAAAGATTTTTCTGATGCTTGGAAATATGTCCACGAAAACTATCACGATTTATGGTATCGCTGTTACTCAGTCTACAATCAGCGTCGTGTAAAGATCGGCTATAACTCAATTGCCGATGCGTTCGTTCCTGAGACGCGCACCATTGTTGAATCGCTGGTGGCAAACATCGCTGGCGGCACGCCAAAGTTTGAGTACATTCCTACCAACGAAGAACAAGAAGCCGACACTAAGGTCCTTACCGAACTTATGGATTACTACTGGGATTGTAACCATATGGGCACTAAAGCACAATCATGGGTCCGTGATTCTGTAATTTATGGCTCTGGCATCTTGCACGTAGCCTGGAACGCCAAAGAAAACCGTCCACAGATTGATAACATTCCCCTTCGCGACTTTATTATTGATCCCACTTGCACGAGCTTAGAGAACGCGCGTTTCGCTGGCTTCCGTTATTTATCAGACCTCGAACTGATGAAAAAAATGACTGTTCTTGACCCGGAGACGGGCGAGCAAGTTCCGAAATATCAGAACCTCGACAAAATCCAAGTTGGCGCTAAATCAGATCCACAAGGCCAAGAGCTCGACAAGCAGAAAAAGGAGCAGCTTATCGGCTCGACGCTAGGCGTCGATAATGAACGTCAGGTAGAAGTCATTCTTCTCTATTACACCGATACAAATAAGGTGGTAGAAATCGCCAACCGCTCACAGGTTATTCGTGAAACCGACACACCTTATCAGATGCCGAAGCGTACGCGTAGCGTTGAGGTAATGGTAGCCGGGGTACCGCGTCAGGTTGAAAAAGAGATTGACGCGATTAATCCGTTCCTGCCCTTTGCCGTATTACGCAACACAATCGACTCGTCACTGTTCTATGGTACGGGTGACGTTGAAGTTATCATGGACCGTCAAGAGACACTTAACGACATCGAAAACCTCGACCTTGATAACCTACATTATCTAAACAACGTAATGTGGCGTATTGATCCGGCATATGAAGATATGGCCGCCGAAATTGAATCAAGCCCCGGTATCGTTATCCCGGTTCCTCGCAATGCACTTGAGCCTTTGGAAAAGCCGGCGATTACGAATGACCTTGATAACAAGAAATTGGATATCAAAGAAGAAATGCGGCGCGCAACAGCCGCCGACGAAATTATGCAGGGTGCCACCGTCGAGCGCGGGCGCGCAACAGCCACTGAAGTTTCAGCAGTAACAACGCAAGCGCAGGCACGCTTTAAAACAAAGGTTACAAACCTTGAATCTGAAGGCTTTGCACAACTTGGCTCGATTCTGTTTAAGCTATCGCAAATTTTCTTGGACCAGAAAACGGTCGTGCGCATTGTCGGACCCGATGGCGTTGCCTTCAAAGACTACGATCCCTACGAATACTCAGGCTACTATGAGCCACATGTTCGTCTTGATAGCACCGTTAAAGAGCAAAAGATCGAGCAAGGTCAGAAGCTCAACCAAATGTATCAGATTATTCTTAATAACCCCGTTGTCAACCAGCGTGAAGCAGTTCGCTTTGTAATGAAGAGTCTTGGCGCTGATGACGATGAGATCAAGAGCATGCTTGATACACAACAACAGATGGGCACTCCGGACCAAAATCCAATGAACCCACAATTACCAAACGGCGGACAGATGTTTGACCCAGAAATTGCGGGTATGATGCGCGCTCGTGAAGACTTTGTACAACAAATGCCAGTAAATCCAGGAGGAACCGATGGAGAACCAACCGAAGCCGCTTACAGCGAACAATAGGCAACAAACACTTGCAGATCGCGGTGCAATAAAAGGCGATTACAAACTTTGGAAAGATTCACTTTCTTACAAAGATTTTGCAACTTTTGCAAAAAAATGTTATAATGAGTATACGGAATACAGCTTAGACTTATCCTTACCCCGCGACGTACGAGTTTCTTACCTAGATCAAGCATCGTCTTTCAAGAAAATACTCGATTATATCGAACGGCAAACATCTTAGTTTGCCTCAGTGAGCCTCCGAATTCTACACGCTGTGCAGATCGGTGGCTTGCATTAGGCAAGTTAAAAAACAAAAATTGGAGAACAATACACCGATGGACCAACAAGGTTCCACTCCCGACATTATAGCGGGCGGCCAACAAAGCCACTCCCCGCAAAGCTCGGCGGACATTAGCGCATCAGCGCAACCATCGCAGTCTCAAACACTTCAGCCTGAAAATGGCGACTTATTCGGCAACCTTCAGTTTATGACTGAACAGGGCCAAACAAGAACAGGTGCACAGACCGATACTCCGTCTCAAACCACACCACAAACAGAGAATACGCCTCAAGCTGATACCCCGAATCCGGTACAGCAACAACCAGGAGATTCCGTAGATCCAGAACTTGTGCGTTGGGCGAGCAGCCAAAACATTGATTTAAGCAATCCTACTCCTGAGCAAGTTCAAAAGCTCGTGAAGCGTTTGCGTGACACGCAGTCAGCTCTTCACCAAGAGAAGACAAAACAGGTCCAGCAAATTGACGACACGAATTACGATCCCGTACAAGCCGTTTCAAATCGTCTTGCACGTTACGAATTCTTTGAACAGACCCCAGAAGCAAAGGCGCTTGAACCAAAGATGATTGACTACGTTCTTAATCTGAAAAATCAAGGACAAGACCAAGCCGCAGCATTCTATGCTGATCCAGCAAACTGGAATCATCTATACACAATTGTGAAAGGTCAAGGCACTCAGCCCGACACTGGCGATCTTATTGAACAAGGACGCCAAGTTGAGAGAGAAAACCTTGCCAAAGCACAGCAAGCTTCTGCGCCAAGCGCAGCAGCGACCTCATCGGCACCAGCCCCACAGCTGAGCCAAGATGAGCAGATTGCCAAGATGAGCCCTGCTGAATACAACGAATGGCGTAAAACACACAACCCATTCGCTATTAGCTAAATCATCATAAAAACAAAAACTACCTTAAAAATTCGGAGAAAACCGCCTTATGGGTCTTGGTACTAACCAAATGACCGGTACAACTCACGCAGTGTACCGCCCAAACGTATGGGCTAAGGAACTTCTACGCGCACGCGAGAAAAAGCTTGTTCTTGTTCCGCTTGTAAAGCACTATGACCGTGATATTGCATCATTCGGTCAGACAGTAGAAATCCCTAACCTGTCAAACCTAACAGCTAACGCAAAGGCTGCTAACACCCAGGTTACTCTTCAGGCTCCTACAGAGACTAAGCAAACTCTTACAATCGACCAGCACTACGAGGCTTCGTTCGTTGTTGAGGACTTTGCCGACATTCAGTCTATGTACGACATGGCCCAAGAGTACACAGAAAAGGCTGGTTACGCAATTGCCGAGAAGATGGACAGCACCCTTGCTACTGCAATGACTTCTGGTTTCACCCAGACAGTAGGTGCCTTTGGTACCCCACTTGCAGACAGCGCGATCTTGACTGCCATCCAGTATCTTGACGACGCAAAAGCCCCAACTGACGACCGTAACTTTGCTGTTACGCCTCAAGGTAAGCGCGAGCTTTTGTCTATCGACAAGTACATCCGTTACGACGCTATCGGTGTCGGCGGAGACGCAAACTCTATCCGCAGCGGACAGATTGGTGAAATTTATGGTGTTAAGGTGTACATGAGTCAGAACCTAGTGTTCACAGCCGGCACACCAAACCAGAACAACCACCTACTGTTCCACAAGGAAGCAGCTGCAATTGCCGTTCAGAAGAACATTTCTACTGAGCACCAGCGCAAGACTGAATACCTTGGTGACTTGTACGTAGCTTCAGCCCTTTGGGGTGTGAAGGTTATCCGTGCAGACCACGGTGTACTAGTTAAGTCCTAGCATCCAACGCTTAGCATCCTCCCTAAGCGGAGGAAAAGCTAGGGACGCCCTCTTCGGAGGGCGTTTTATTTTGTCTAAAAATATGGTATAATATACATATCCAAAAGAACAAAAACTACGGAGGATTCACATGGAACGTGAACTTACGTTCGGTGAGAAAGCTGTTGGATTAACTTTTAACCCAGCAAATAACAAAGATGTGCAAGAGCTAAAAGAGCTTTATGCAAAAGTCATCGACAAACTTGAATCATTTAAATCACAACGTCAAACCGGTGATTACATGACAAACAGCCTAGACGGTATGGCACTTCGCGACGCTATACGTGCACAGATGTCAGCCGTTAAGGCTGTGACGTGGGGTCTTTAATTTATGGCGATGGACAAAAACGAGTTACGCTCGTTACTTAATAAAGTTCCGACTGTAACAAAAGCCCAAGAGCTTAACCCTACACAACGACTAGCATTTCTTTACTTGCAACGCCAAGAACGCAAAAAAATATTGTACCGCCATCAAGTTCAGGTCCTTACCGCAACCGAACTCGCTGAGGCCGACGACAATCTAGCAAACGACCTCGCCAGCCAGCAGATCAAAGAGTCTACGAGCCAGATGAAAGCTTTGAAATGGGAAATTACTGCCCTCAATAAAGCAATCGAGGCTCACATCAAAGAGCACGGCGACATGGACGAATCAACAAAGATGACGCTCCAAATTGACTTCGGGCAATAGTCAAGCATAGCGCACAGAAATGTGCGTTTTTTGCTATTTTATGGTATAATATACATAAAGAGACTAAAACAAAAACTTCTTAATGGCATATAACCTTTCTACTGTGCGGGAGAGGGTCCGTAATCGTCTTGATGACGAGGATTTTGAGCAAGAATACCTTGACCGTGCAATCAACTACGCCCAATGGGACATCACAAATAACAGTAACCTTCGGTTCTTAGAAACAACTCAACCGTACACGTTAAATGAGGGCGATCATACTCTTGATCTTCCATCGGATTTTCACGCATACAAATACCTGCGTTTATCTGCGCCGGTTGATTTTCGTATGAACTTGACAGATGCGTATAAAGACTACGACGACTTTGTAAACGATTATATTGATCCGACGGTTTTCTCGGAATCTGTTCCTTATCATTGGTCAGAATTCGGTAGCAAAATTATTTTCTCTGCACCGGCTGACCAAACATACACAATCAACCTCGACTATCAGCGCCGCGCCGCTGAATTAGTAAATGAAGATGACGTTCCTGATATCCCCGAAGAATTTGCTGAACTCCTAGAAATTGGCGCTTACATGCGAATCGCTAAGCGTGAGGATGATTACGACGTAAAAAGCGCCGAAATGGCCGACTACAGCAAACTACTGCTCGACCTTAAGAGCGTTTATGGTCGAAAGAAAGGACCTGGCGGACTTCGTAAAATGAGGGTCGCTTGATGGGTAGCTTCCTAGTAGACGGGTCATCACAGCGCCACTCAGATATCATGTACAATCTGCGTGGCCTTAACATGGTTACGCCGGACCAAATCATCGACGACCAGGCAAAGACAGCCGGTCAAAGTCCATACGTAATCAACTCACGTATGTACGCGCAGGATGAATCACCACGTACCGCAATTGCTTCGCGCAAGGGCGCTGGCTTCTATACACTGCCAGTTGGCGAAACAGTAGACACTCAACAGACATCAACAACTGGCCAGACAGACCAGGATTTAAGCTATCTTAATCGGCAGGCTCAATTGTTCACACCTACAGCGAGTAAGCGTATTAGTAGGATTGATATTCGTCCCAAGAGCAACACCTCAACGGACGTTATAATTGTTGCAATATACGAAAACGTTTCAGGCAACTTTGGAAATAGACTGGCAATATCATCTGTACAGAGACAGAACATTAGCGATACGTATGGCTACGTGACATTTCGCTTCCCTCAAGCGCCGCTTGTTTCTTCATCTAGCTCCTACTGGATCGTTGTTTACGGCCAAGACCCTTCCATTACGAACACATACAGCATTTCTCGTACTACTACTGGGTCGGGCCTTATGATTTCGCCTGATGGTGGAACTACTTGGACCGCAACAACTGGTTCGATTAACTTCAAAGTTTATCAAGCTGATGACGCTCCAGTTTTATGGCAAAAGCGCTACGTTAAAAATGATGGTACCAAGCAAACATTATTTGCAGTAGGCGGATCAAGCCCAGCGATCTACCGCGTTACCAATGAGTCAACGGGTGAAATTGCATCCGTAGTTAATGGGCTCAGCACTTTAGCCACCCGCTACAGATGCAAAGTTATAGCTGGAATTCTATACATCGTAAATGGTTACGATGCCGTTATTAAATGGGACGGGACCAACGTTACACGTTTAACACACGATACGTCGCTGTTTCCGGTCCCTATGAATATTGAGTTTCATAAGAACCGCATATTTTATGTAAACAAAGACAACCCTACTCGTGTCTACTTTTCAGAGCTTGCACCCGATTATGACACTGTTAAATCGGTGAACTTCTTTTACGTGCCTGATCCGACTTCTCCCGATCCAATAACCGGTTGGCAAGTATTTCAGGACCAGCTAGTTATCTTCAAACGCGAATCAAAGTGGATTCTCGTTGGCGATGACCTATCCTCTTTCAGCCTTAACCAGTCACCAGGCGGAACGAAGGGCGCTGTTTCTCAAGAAGCTATCGCCAAAGGAGAGACGCGCATATTCTTCTGGAGCATTGACGGTGGTCCATATTATTACGACGGCGCGCGTGATGTTGCTATCGGCGATAATATTCAACCAGAAACAAAATCAATCACCAATCCCGAACTAATCGACTCTGTTGTTACTGATCGTGAATGGCGCATCTATTATAAGCGCCTGGGCGACACAGAGCACCGTAGGATGCTTTTATTTGATTTGGTGTATCGAGAGTGGTTTTTGGACACAGAAACGTACACACGGCTTCCTGACGTGCGTGCGTTGGAATCTAACGAGCTAGTAGAATCATCATCGACCATTGGAGCTCTTTATTTGGGTGAGGCCCAAGACGCACAGTTAGGAGCACCGCTTGACTGGCGATATTGGACGAATTACAAGAAGTACACTTCAGGTATCGCCAAGGACCGCGTACGAACTTTCCGCGCAATCTTTGACTCACCGGACCGCACTTACTCTGTGACTATCGGAAAAGACTCCGATTTTGATAACGATCCCGGCAACAAGACTGTGGTTCTCGAAACCTCAGGTATTGTATATGACGGTGGTGAAACATATGGATCAGAGACGGCTGTTTATGGCCGCGGCTCACGTATATCAAATCCGAAAGTTTCTCTTTCGGGGCGAGCCAGCAACACACAGTATCGCTTTGAAAAATACGGGGCGTACACCCCTGTACGACTTTATGGGTATGAGGCGATTATTAAGTCAGGGCGACCAAGATAATGGCTATTTTATCAGGTGATGCGTTGCCCTATGTGCCGACGAACGCTCCTACAAGTCAGCAGATCGCAGCCCTAAACCGAATTATTGACCGCCTGAACGATATGTTGAGTCAGATCGTTCTAACCGACGGCGCCAACAGACGAATGTTCATTGGATATCAAGAAAATGGCTGGGGATCAGGCAAGAATTTTGGTATTAAGATTTCTCAAGCAGGCGTAGACGTGTTAAAGGCAACTGACGACCAACTATTATTCAAGATGGACATCGAGACATGGTACTGGTTCGACGCAAACACTCAGAAAAATATCATGCAGTTAGGTAAACTTCCGGACGGTACTTTTGGTGAGGCGGTCGCAAAATCAGGCCATAATGTGAGTGAGATATATGCCTGACGCATCTTATATAAGTTCATGGGACATAGACCAACTAATCGACAGTGGTGAAATATCGCTATTTGTCCCGGCTGGCAGTACGGGATCGCCGGCATTCTCAAATGCTACACTACCGGTTTCAAATGTCGAATTCCCTGACTGTAAAGTTGTGTTCAAAGGCGAGGGGCAAAGTGTTTGGCACCAGGCGTACATAGACACGACAGGATGGGATATTGCGCATGCTTCTGGGGTGCTTTATTGGCCGGGACTAAATAAGACCAATGGCGTTACTGTGCAGTATCAGATTAATCAGCATAGTGTGGAATTAGTTGCGTGTAACACTGGTCCAGACCAGACAATCACCATACGTTACTACATTTGGGGAGAAACCATATTATGGTAACAACTTATGATATCGTTGATTTTATTTCCGCCGCTCGATATGAGCGCGTAGTGCTAAAAGGCCATGTTACACTGCCCGCGTCGGGCATTTTGAACCTACAGCCCATTGTCCACAATCTAGGTTACGTACCTTTTTATAAGCTCTATGTTAAGTACCCAGATAGGTCGTTCTATGAGCCAGTAGTATGGGGCCCTGTTGAACCTGACGGATATTTCAACTACCAGATCATCACCGGTGTTATTGACTCAGATAAGATTGAGCTGGCGTACTTGAATAACACTATCGACCCTGACGTTCCGCTAGATGTTTATTACAAGATTTATGCGGAGGCGCAAGAATGATAACTAATCCTGAAGCGCTCCAACAGTCTTCCACAAGCGCATCATTGAGCTTATTTAAAGAAGGCAAAGAAACAATTACCGTGTCGCCCAGCCCATTAAACGATCTGAAGGCTTCAGGCTACGTTACAGTGCCGCACTTCTTAGGAACTGACAAACTATTATGGGATGTCGCGACCTTTTCTACATACGCATCGGCAGGAAACAATATCCCAACGCCTTTTCGTTCCAATGATGGGCGATTTAACATATTCTCTTACGTTGACTCGTCAAACTTATATATCGAATGCGCAGCAGAAAGCACTGTTGATCCTTGGCCTACATTTACGATTGATGTTTATTATCGTGTCATGGTCCCCTAGTTTGAAAAAAAACTATAAAAATGGTATAATATAAATAAATCCAAAACAAAGACTTACCTAACTTAAATGCAACCGCCAACAGTACAAACGCTGGATCAGCTGATGCAGGCTACTAACGCTATCTATGATCCGACGAGAAATAATATAAAGACTCAGATCGGCCAAGCTGGAGAGCAAGGCGCAGCCGATGAGCAAGCTCTATACGGAGCACAAAATACTGCCTTTAAGAACATCGCACAGATGGCCTCTAATAAAGGTATGCTTTTCTCTGGTTTCACACCGGACCAACAGGCACAATATAACTCAACTAAGTTTATGCCGGCACTCGCACAACTGCGCGGCAAAGTTCAAGATAACATCGCACGTCTTCAGAGCTCGCTATTAAGCATGGACTCAGACCAGCGCAAGCAGGCTATGCAGATGCAGACTGACCAGCAAGGCAAACTTGACGCCTACAATTCAGAACAAGACCGTCGCAAATTCGAGCAGCAACAAGCTGATCTTGCGTATCAACGCGAAATGGAAAAGCTCCAGAAGACTCAATCATTTGAAGCTTCACAGAGCGCAGCAAATCGCGCGGCATCGTCTGCGAGTGCAGGAAAACCAGCTACAGACTTCCTTAACTACATCAAACAACAATTTAGCTCAGCTGGCGGGAACCTTAAGTCGTCACGTCAAACACAGGACCGTTGGGCCCAACAGTGGTTCCTTGACAATGGAATCCTCGACAAGGGCGCTCAGCAGATGTTCTGGGATTTGTTTAACCGTACCTACAACCGTCCAAACGATCCTACAAAAGACTGGCTATATAAGAGGTAGCGTATGGCTCGTAAAAAGTACGATCCTTATTCAGCCCTGCGATCATACAGCAGTACGGGCCAAAAGAGCTCGTATTCTTATGGTGGTGACGCCTACAAAGCCCTATCTTCGTACAAAACCTCAGAACCAAGTGACGACGAGGAGAAGGCTCAGCGACAAGCGGCGCTAGAAAAACAGAAAAAGACTTCTCAACCAAAGAAGTCGGGCTTAAACCTTGCTGATCTCGCTAGCAAGGCTGTTAAGGTCGGCAAAAAAGTAGCATCGGTTGCTTTTGAAGGAACTGAAAAGGTTGGCGATTCGCTCGAGGCACTAACTGGTGGCTTTGATCGAAAAAACGCCAAGATTGATACCCAGGAGCGTAGTGGAAAAATTTCGCACAAGGAGGCCATTAAACAACGCCAAGCTATTCTAGATGATACCTCTTGGGCTGGATCAAAAGACAAGGGCCTTAAGGATCGCCTTAAAAAATCTGGTGGTGTAGCAGCACAGGCTACGGCAGAGGTTACGCCGATTCAGATTGGACGCGTTGCCAAAGGCGCTTCTCTAGCAGAGAGAGTTGCCAAAGGCGCTGCAACTGGGGCGGTAGGAGGCGCAATCCACACAGGTGGTGAACAGCTAGAAACCGGAAAAGCGTCTGCTCCTAAAACGCTAGCAGATATTGCTATGGGCGCCGCATTTGGTGGGGCTGGTGCCGGTGTGGCCGGCTCAAAGCTCGTCCGCAATGCTGCTCGCGCAGTTAAGAACAAAATTCCATTCGTGCATGCTGACGATGGTGTCTACAGCAAAGTTCAGTCCATGGGCGATAAAAGCCTGCACCAAAAGGCTACAAGTACGTATGCCGATACGAAGAAGGCGCTCGTTGATTCTAACACGCCTCTTGACGACTTTTCGAAGGCTGTGGAAAAACATCTCGGCCGCAAGCTTAATACCGACGAAAATCCGTATGAACTTAACAAGTTACGCTCCGGCGTCGAAGGCCAGGCAGTTACACACTTGAATGATACTGCCGATTGGATGAAGCACGTACCGTCGGATGTCCGCCAAGACGGGGATATTTACGGATACGCACGTCAGTACCTGAGCCAGAGCGATAAACGTACTCCAGAGCAATTGCAATGGGCACAGAAGGCTATTGACCATCTTAACCAGAAGTATGACGGTGATCTCGGTCCATTGGATCAGTATGCGCAAAAAACTCGTGATACATTTGATACCCTCGTTGACGCCTACGAAAAAGAAGGTATGATTTCCGCAGATCACGCCAACGCATTACGATCAAATCCAGATTATTTCGCTAAGATGGAAGTTCTTCAGGACGAGACTGGAAGATTCCTACGTAATGGCGGATCAGTAAACACCAAAGAGGCGAGCGCACTCAAAGGTGTTAAGGGTCAGTCAAATGAAGCCCGTCTTGCACCCGCAGCCGAATCATACGTCAAGGCTACGACGAACACGATGCAAGATATTGCAAACAACCGTATTGGGCGCTCACTTGGCGATATCGCAGACCAGTTAGGCGAAAACAACGGCCTTATTCATCGTCTGCCAAACGAGTCAGCCGATGTTCCAAAGGGTGCTACACGCATTACGTATCTGAATAATGGCGAGAAAAACTTCCTGTCCGTTCCTAAAGAAATTGGCGACATTCTAACCGGTGCAGATAAGCAAACATATGACGTGGTTACCCGCACAGTCGGAAAGCTACACAATGTTTTCCGCCAGGCAGTAACTACATACAACCCGCTGTTTGTGTTCATGCGTAACCCTGCACGCGACTTTAAGTCGTTCCTGATTAACTCACGCAACGTTCCTGTTCACCGTGCTCTTAGCGATTATTCGACCGCCCTGTTCGACTCGCTTACAAACGGTAAATGGAAGCAAGAATTTATTCGTGCCGGTGGTGGTCAAGCCGGTTACTTCTCACGTGAAGGTGGTCAAGCCGGTAAGCAGATTGCGAAAGCGGCCAAAGACCTTACTGGAAAACGTGGCATAGCTAGTCGTATTGTTACGTCGCCACGCGACTTTATGCAAGCAGCATCGGAAGCTATTGAAAACGCACCTCGTGTTGCAGAATATCGTGCCGGTATAAAAAAAGGACTTTCGCCACAGACAGCCGCAGTACACGGCCGCGAAGTCACCGTTGACTTTGCGCAGGGTGGAACGGCGGGCCGCGTTATGAACCAGTGGGTTCCATTCTTGAACGCTCGCGCACAAGGTGTGCGTCGGTCACTACAGGCATTTAAAGAGAACCCTGCTCGCGCGCTAACAGTATTTGGTGCAACTAGTGCCGTACCTATTGCTTCAATGTTAGCTCTCAACCACCAATATCCTGACGTATGGAACAATATTCCAGATTACGAAAAGGAGAAAAACTTTGTCTTCGTATTCGGGCCAGGCAAAGACGCTTCAGGAAAGTATAATCAAGTCGTGAAAATTCCAAAAGGTGATGTGGACCAAATCCTTGGTAACACTTTTGAGGCGACTCTTGATAACTTTATGAGCAAGAATAAGAGCGCCGGCAAGCAACTTGCAGAATCATTGCTAAATGCCGCATCAAATGCGATGCCAATATCGTTCGCGAGTGATGGTCACTTTAGCGGTTCGTCATTACTATCAAACGTCACGCCACCGGTTGCAAAAGCTCCTATAGAACATATTTCCAACTACAGTTTCTTTAAAGACCAACCAATTGTACCCGACAGTATGCAAGGCGCACCGAATAATGAGCAAGCCTTTGGATCAACAAGCCAGCTGGCAAAATTCCTTGGAGGAAAACTTAATATGTCACCACTTAAAGTTGACAACTCTATCAGCGACCTTCTAGGGTCAATCCCTACTGATGCCGAAGACGTAGCTATGAATAATTTTTCACTACGACCAGAGCTGAATAAAATGGGCGCATCTGTAAGTAAAGCAGCTGGCGGTAAAGCTGAGACTGAATTCTGGAAAACATATACCCCAGCTTCGCAAACTAAAGACTACCGTACAAAGCAAATTTATAAGCTAGTTGACCAAGGTAAGTACAAGGAAGCACAACGCAAGGCCGATGAATACAACCGCGATATTGACAGTCGCTTCTCTGACTACTTTAAATCGCATGGCGCTAATATGCCTAAATCAGTCGGCAGTACCGACAACCCTATTGATCCAATGGAACTTATCGACAATCTAAAGATTAACGTTGTCATCAGTAAAAAGGGTAAGCCATACATCAAACGTTAGAAAAAAACATAGAAATATGTTATAATATATATAAACAACAGAAACAAAGAGACTTATAAATGGGATTAGTTATTGGGACAACCCTACCCAATGATGGCGATAGAATCAAAGCCATCAACTATAATGATCCGATTCAAAAGATTTTAGCCCAGCTGAACGGCAACCTTGACGGAACAAATATTTTGTCTCTGCCGGGTTCTAAAATTACGAACGGCTCCATACCTGTAACTGCGTTTGACTCATCAGTTGCAGCCGGTTGGGTTCCCTCTTCAGATGCTCTGACTTTCGGAGCGAACAATGGCGCACGTGAATTCACTGTGACTATTGCCAATGCCGATAAAACGTCGGTTTATTCAAAGGGCATGCGGACTAGAATTACGCGCAGCACAACACCAGCTACAAAAAGCATGGCTTTCATAGCAGCATCGTCGCAATCTGCTACAAAAAGCAGTCCAAGCAACCTTGCGTTTACCTCAGCCTTTACTGTAAGCGCCTGGGTAAAGCTAAATAGTTTTACTGGCGGGAATCAAACGATTATATCACGTGCTGATTCACCATTCCAAAATGGTTGGTTCTTGCGAATAGATACAAACGGCTCTGTGGCAATTGGTTATGCTTCGGCTAACACCTCTACAGTTCTAACTTCTTATCAAGCAATGCCCCTAAACCGATGGGTGCACATTGCTGGAGTCATTACCAGCGTATCTAGTAAGACAGGATTGATCTACTACGACGGTGCTTTGATCCCTAGTCGTATTACAACATCAAACTCAACAGCGCTTACTCAGGCTGGCGATTTGGCCATTGGTAAACTTGGTGGTACTTCCTCAGATTACTTTGACGGTTCTATATCTGAGGTACATGTATGGGGCTCAGCTCTTTCACAATCTCAGATTCAAGGTTACATGGCGCAAAACGCTGCCGGTACCGAAGGGATGGCCGGTCTCTGGCGCGGCGACAACAACTTCAACGACTTAACTACGAATGCGAACTCGCTTACTGCCAACAACGGGGCAGTTGCATCACAAGTTGCTAATCCTTTCAGTTCTATGGAGTACGGGATCATCACTAATGTTTCATACTCTTCACCAAACACAACCTTAACAATCTTTACGGGCACAGACTGCACCATCCCTAACGGCTCATTAAGCAGCTTTAGCTATTCAACGGCACGGGCACCATATGGTTTCCCTGCTAACCGTGCAAAATGGAAAGTCAATGCCCTATATCGAACCTTAATCACCCAAGCCAGCGCTTCCAGCGGCACATGGTACAACGCTGGGCATCAGCTTTCTGTCCCCACGGGCGAGTGGAACCTCCGCTGGGCCGGTATTATGTACAGCGCAAACGGATCAAGCTCTCCGGATATATACGTAACTGTTAGTGACGCAAATAACTTCGAAAGTGAACACGAACTCACGGTATACGGCTATTTCTCTACGACCAACGCAACACTGGAGCAGTATGGTTCGGCACAGAAAAACTCTATTTTGGCGTCTCAAGCAGTTAAATACCTTAACTTCAAAACCAGCAAGAGCGGCCTGCCCGCGATCGGCATTGACGGTAGCGCAGGCCATGTAGCTATCGAGGCGGAGTGCTCATACCTGTAATGGATATCGCACAATTTATACAGCTTGGCCTTGGTGGGGTATCAATTGTTGCCTTATATAAAATTGTTATGAAATTCCTGGACACAATTCCCAAGCTCGCGGCGGCTATTGAAGAGAACACAAAAGCCACTAGAGAGCTCAATACATATGTACGCACACGCAACGGAACGCTTGAACGTATTGCGCTTGCTGATCCTAAAACAAAAAAGGCCGTTAAGGAGATGGTCCAACTTACTAAGAAAGAAAGGCTATGAGTTTTACATCATTTAAAGCAAACTGGCTCGGGAGAAGAGTAGACGCCGACGGTGCATACGGATACCAGTGTGTTGACCTTATACGCGAATACCTCGCCGAAGAACGAGGGCTGCCTAAAACTGGCGCCTGGGGCAATGCAATTAATTATTGGACAGGTCCAGTTGCTCAGGTATTGGCCGTTTGCGATAAGATTGCAAGCACATCTCCAGTTGCCGGTGATATCGTTATCTTTAGGACCAAAGGTCGCAGCGACTACGGCGGAGAAGGCCACATCGCTCTCTCAACTGGTAATGACACCAACACACAGGTAGAGGTGCTAGAGCAAAATGGCTCAACGGGAAGTGGTGACGGAATAGGCGGGAACGCTATTCGCACACGATACGTTGATCGCAACCGCATTGCCGGCCTACTTAGACTAAAACCCTTAACACAAGGAACAAGCAACGTGACTTTAACACAAGCAGATGTAGAAGTGCTATATCAGCAAATTCTCGGCCGTGCGGGTGACGCCGGCGGAGTAAAAAACTACACCGGAAAAACTCTGGACTTTGCAATTCGCGACATGATAAATTCGCAGGAATTCAAGAACCGCATGGCTTCAATGTACACAACTACTGTGACGAAAGAAGTCCAAACAGGAACAGCGGCAACCGCTGACCAAATTCTTGGCGGACAAATCATTGATCTTATCCGAAAGGTATAATATGGATTTAAAACAAAGGCTAGCCAGCCGCAAGCTGTGGATAGCGGTTGGGGCATTCGTTACCTTCGTTGCCACGCAACAATATGAAATGGCAATGGCGGTCGCGTTAGGATACCTAGGCGTACAAGGTTACGCAGACGCTAAAAAATAGAAGTGACCCTCCGGGGTCATTTTTCTATTGACAAGACCATAAAGCTTATGTTATAATGGTATTCAACATACTAAAGGTATAAAAAAGCAAAAACATGAACACTATATACAATTCCATGCGAGGGACCGCGGCAGGCGGCTCTATTGAACGTATAGACGGCATGTTCACTACTCGTACCTTTACAATCTCTTCTAAACGCAAACCAGACTTCACAATTAAGACCCTTTAGGGCCCCTAGCTGAGTCAGGTTTAGCAACAGCCTTTTAAGCTGTGGCACGTGGGTTCGAATCCCACGGGGCCCACCAACAATTTAATGAGGATTAGCACAATGGTTAGTGCCCTGTTCTGATACGACAGTTATAATAGTTCGATTCTATTATCCTCAACCACGCTGAGCATTAGTTTAACGGTAAAACCTGGGTCTTATATACCCATGAAATAAGTTCGACTCTTATATGCTCGACCATTATACTGCCTTAGCTCAGCGGCTAGAGCAGCTGTTTTACACGCAGCAGGCCGTAAGTTCGAATCTTACAGGCAGTACCAATATACCGGATGGCAGGTCTGGTGACCTGAGAGGTCTCATAAGCCTCGTAAGATGGGTTCGTTTCCCATATCCGGCACCAATATAGCTCCTTAGGCTAATGGATAAACCAGAACGCTACGAACGTTCCATTACAGGTTCAAGTCCTGTAGGGGCTACCAGCCGGGTTAGCACAAACGGCTAGTGCGGGGGTTTTGTAAACCTCTGATGAGAGTTCGATTCTTTCACCCGGAGCCAATACGCGAGTATGATGTAACGGCCAACATATCTTCCTTCCAAGTAGAAACTCTCGGTTCAATTCCGAGTTCTCGCACCAGAATATTTAATGATACATATGTCAAGTAATAGATTCAGGCACTAATACACCCGTCCAAGGATGGTAATGGGTGTTCTAAGCCCTGATAGAAGTTTCGATTACTTCCGGGTGTACCAAACGGGGAGCCATGTTCCAAGGCTGGCGATGGTCCTTTGCAAGGACTGTGTGTAGGGTTCGATACCCTAGCTCTCCACCATTATGAGCCCTTAACTCAGTCTGGTCAGAGTGGCTGCCTCTTAAGCAGTTCGCCGATGGTTCAAATCCATCAGGGCTCACCATATGGGGTCATCTTCTAATAGGTCAGGAAACTACCCTCTCAAGGTAAAAATCTGGGTTCGATACCCAGTGACCTCACCATGAGCGCGCATCGTCTAGTGGCTCAGGATACCGCGTTTTCAGCGCGGCAGACATCGGTTCGAATCCGATTGCGCGTACCACATTTTAAGCATAATTGCTATTGACTTTTTAAGCATAAGCGTGTTATAATATAATTATGAAATCATTATGTAACCAACCCTGGTCGAATCTCTATGATCCGTTTTCGGTAGCGGTTATTTAGTGTTTTTCTATAGTTCGTGACGTTTCGCTGCACATTATCCTTTCTGGACGCGACAGACTCCTTTCTTCCACTCCACCTCAAAGACTAAATAACCACTCCCTCCCGGGTGGTTATTTTTATGGGGATGAGTTCCGGGAACAAGCTGGCCTCCAAAACCAGCAAGTAGCGTTCGACTCGTTACGTCCCTGCCAATATCTGAGTTTAGTGTAGTTGGTCAACACGCCCGGCCTGGGACCGGGTAAGCATATGCCTTGCGCAGGTTCGAATCCTGCAACTCAGACCAATTTACTCTCGTAGCTTAATGGCTAAAGCATTCGGTTGAAGCCCGAAAGACGTTAGTTCAATTCTAACCGAGGGCACCAATTAATAATTTATGTTGTGGAGCCCGATATGGTCATTGCGGGAGCAGTCTGTAAAACTGTCGTGCGTAGCACATGTAGGTTCGAATCCTATCCACTTCACCACAAAATAAGGTGCGTTGGCGGAGCGGCTACGCGAGCGCCTGCAAAGCGCTATAACATCAGTTCAAATCTGATACGTACCTCCAAAATACGCCTCGTTAGGCAAACTGGCAAAGCCGTCATCTTCAAATGGTGATGTTTGAAAGTTCGACTCTTTCACGAGGTACCACGCTCCTGTACGCAAACGGAAAAGCGGGGAGACTTAAAATCGCCTGTCTATGTGTTCGAATCACATCAGGAGTACCACAACCCCCGGTGGCTCATGCAAACCGGTACAGCTAGTAGTCTTAGAAGCTACGCTTTTGCGAGTTCGAATCTCGCCTGGGGGACCAATATGGAGAGTTATTTCGCGCGGCCGCGAACACTGTCTTGAAAACAGTTGGATGGGAAACCATTAGGGATCGACACCTTAGCTCTCCGCCAGTATGGTGTTTGAAGTCGAAAGAGACGAGACGCCGACCTGTGAAGTCGGAGAAAGCCAGGGCGGGTCTGGTCAATCACCCCAAAATGGGATCATAGCACAATGGTTAGTGCACCTCCTTGTCAGGGAGAAGATACGAGTTCGATCCTCGTTGGTCTCGCCAATATTTCCTTGTAGTTTAGCGGTAAAACACATCCCTGTTAAGGATTAATCGCTGGTTCGAGCCCAGCCGAGGGAGCCAATAATTCGGAGTCGTCTAACGGTAGGACGCAACGTTCTGAGCGTTGTTATCTTGGTTCGAATCCAAGCACCGAAACCATACGGAGGGTAAACCGGCTAGGCCGCCGGGACCGCTTGCTAAGCGGATCGTGCCCCACGGGTATGAGGTTCGAGTTCTCTGCCCTCCGCCAAATATTTACGGATAGACAAACTGGTAAAGTCGCTGGCCTTTGAAGCCAGAATTTCTAGGTTCGAAGCCTAGTCCGTGAGCCAGTATTATCACCGCCACATCTGGCGGTTTTTCTATTTTTATGATATAATATAAGTTACAGAAGCACGTTTGAGAGACGTGTGCAAAAACAAAAATAGGAAAACAAAATTAAATGGGTTTAAACCAATATACGACTCAAGAAGCCGTAAACAAGCTTGCTATTGACGGCTTTGGTTCTGGGTCCGGCGCCGTTGGTGATGGTAGAAAAGTAGTTGCGGCTGCCGCAACAGCTGAAACACTAGCCTCTTCTACATCGTGCAGAGCGGTAGTTATTACGGCTCTGTCTACAAATAGCGGAACGGTAGTAGTCGGTGGTTCAACAGTAATTGCAGCGCTTGCTACGCGCCGCGGTACACCGCTCTTAGCCGGTGAAAGCATTTCTCTTGATATAAGCAATCTTAACCTTATCTATCTTGACGTAACTGTAAGCGGAGAGGGTGTTACCTACACCTACACAACGTAATGGCCAAGATAGATATTCGTCGGCCATCACAGGTTAATCCAGCGATGTTGGAATCGGTGGATTATGGTTTGCTATGCCAGAATATCCCGCTCGCAGAAATTACCGGCTCTACAGCTCTCGGTACAAGCGGAACTGTATATGTATGCAAATTGCGTACACGTAAGACAATCACTGTTACGAATATTCATATGTTTGTCACCGTGGCGATCGGCACACCAACAGCGGGACAAAACTTTGTTGCGCTCTACGATAGCAGCAAGAACTTACTTGCCCAGTCATCAGATCAAAGTACCGCTTGGGGATCAACCGGTATGCAAACAATGGCTTTAAGCGCCCCAAAAACTGTTGCTCCTGGAACCATATATGTTGCGGTTTGGTCAAATGCAACTACACGACCAACATTCCGCTGCGGAGTTACAGGATCTTCAAGCATAAACGGAATAAATTCGGCAGCTAACTCGCTGTGGGCAACCGCCGATACTGGTGTAACTACGACTGCACCATCGACTCTCGGTACATATACAGCGTACACAAACGCTTTGTGGGTTGGTCTGTCTTAAAAACAAACAATGCCAAAAATTGAACGCTATTACAAAAAGGGTGGTCAGTTTTATAACGCCAAAGACTACGGGGTAGTCGGTAACGGAATAACTGACGATACGAACGCCATCCAAGCAGCCATGCAAATGGTTAGCGATGCAGGTGGTGGAGTTTTGTGGTTCCCTGCGGGTGTCTATCTATGCCAGTCATCGGTATGGATTAGAAGCTACGTAACTGTTGATGGAATACGTGGAAAATCTATCTTCACATCAACTACTGACGGACTTCTTGGTATTTTTCGCAGCGACCAGATTAACGAAGTACACGATTTCACAATCCGCAACGTTAAGGGAGTTGGCAATCTTACAGAATTTCCAACCATTCCTCAGGCAAACCGTACGCGCAACCCAAGTCCGTTCCACTTCTTAAAGATTAACGGTAGTTTCGCGCCAGAGACAGAGGACGATTTCGGTCAGCCTACATCTGGTCCACTTATCCAAAACATCAACATTGAAAACATCACTGTTGAGAATATGGCTAGCCTACCGATTACGATCTTTGGTGTTACGGGTGTATGTCGTGTTGTGGAAAGCGACTTCATCAACTGCAAGGACGTCGGATTCGTATACAACGAAGAGGTTATTTGTGCTAATAACCACTCTAAGGGAAGCTCAGACAACGGCTTCTCACTAAGCCGTGGCAACCAAAAGCTTACCTGTGTAGGCAATACAGTAGAAAACGCTGCGCTATTCGGTATCTGGTTATCTGGTTACAACTCTGATATCGGTCCTACTGAATTTACATGTACCGGCAATGTCGTTAAGAATACTGGCCGCTCATGTATCAACCTAGACTTTGGGCCAAGCAAAGGTGTTATTAGCGGCAACTATCTATACCAGGGCTACAACCGTGGTCCTTGGGATGCGCCAAGCGACTCGGGAACTGACGGTATCACGATTGCCGGCGCAAGTGGCGGTATCCATGCTACTGGACTAGTAATCTCTGACAACGTTATCGTTTCGCCTGCTCGCAATGGTATTGCATTTAAAGAACTGGACAACTCGGTTATCGAGGGAAACCTCATTATTAACCCAGGTACTCAATACAAAGCAAATGGAACAACTGTTATTGCTGCTGGTGACGCTACATCTAACAATGGAATTTGCCCAATTGCAGTAGGAAGCTACAGCAATGTACGCATCAAGGGCAATGTTCTTATTGAAAACCGCAGCACGCCGTTAGGAAACTGGCCAGTAGCCGTTCCAGGTACGGGCGGTACATATGTACGAAACAACGACTTTAGCCCAAACTGGCGGAACAACAGCAACACGATGAGTATCACCGACAATGTTATGTCGGGAAACCTAATCACCTTCCAATTTGGAGGTGGTAGCGGCTCTGACGGCGGCGACACTGATGTTGATGCGCAGTTCAGCATGAAGGGTGCGGGAAAGTTCCATGTTAGAAACTCTGATGGATCAGCATTAAACATTGAAAGCACTAGTGCATCAGCAAGCGCCGCGGCCACTTTGTTATTCAGTGCAGGCGCTCTAACGAACTATATTGGAGCCATTACGGCAACGCGTCAGGATGCTTCAAATAGCTCAATCCTAGCGTTTCGTCCATTCCGCAACAGTGTACTTGCATCAGCCGGTAAAAGCGCTCCGTTCTGGATCGCAGGACAACCTAGCAACACCCGTGCAGTCATTGGCATTATGGGTGGCCAGGTAATACAGCGTACGGCCGTCGCAGACGCCGCTTACACGGCCCTTTCAGTCGATTACGTCATTGCATACACCAGCCTTACAGCAGGCCGCACAGTGACCTTAAAAGACGCCACGACACTAGATGCTGGACAAGTCTATATCATCAAGGACGAAGTTGGACTGGCAGGAACATACAATATCACGATTGCTACAACCGCCGGTCAAACAATTGACGGCGCAGCAACCAAAGTTATTAGTACGAACTACGGGACCATCATGCTCTATAGTGATGGGACAAACTGGCACGTAATTTAAAAAGCACCCTACGGGGTGCTTTTTTCATACACAGGTCTCTCAACCTATTTGCTGAGGTATTTCTCGATTGCCATATAAAGAGAGTCGCGGCTAGTAGCGCTATACATCTTATCTAGCATCGGGTCTTTAAACCTCATAGTTGCAGTATACTTTTCGTCGTCGATACGGACAACAATAATGCTAATCGGTTTTTTCATCTTCTACTTTCTTCATGGGTCTGCCAAACATACGTGAAGCCCAATCAACAGCACCTTCGCCGCCTACGGGATCACGTTCCCAGCGAGCTTTATATTCGTCTTCAATAAGGTTTAAGAATTCAACTACCTCTGGATCATCAGTGCCGTTAATATGGTATTCTTTGAACGCCTTAATAACGTCTTCAGCCCAAAGCGTCTCGATCTGCTTTTTTTCTACCATATCGGTGGGATAGATCTTTTTATCAGATGGAAACTCTACACCGTATACGCCTGGTCCAAAGTAGTCATCGTGCCATATAGCAACCTCGTATTTACCAGATTGTGGATGGCGAGTAGCTTTTTTATAGGTGCTCATAGTTTAAGGCCTTCGTGCTTGTCGTAGTTGTTGTTATCCCAGTTACGGTTTTTGTCAAAGTCTTGCCAGAAATGAGGCTGGGCTGATTCGTAGATTTTTTTGACAGTCCACTTTCTCTCAGGTGTATAGTCGGCAAGTGAAATAATGGCATCGACGCGTAGCTTTGGGTGTTTATCTAACCAACAAGTCATTTGTGCGTTACCACACTGAAGGTCACAAAGTACTATTTCTTTCATGATGCCTCCACTATTTCGTAGAAGAGGCCAATAACTATAAAGGGCAAAAGCGGTATAAGCATTATTGTTAAAAGCCCCCTGAGGGCAAGTCTAATAGGAGCGTACACTTTAAAAACTCTTCAACCCGTTAGCTTTACAATATTTCTCCCATTCTGGGATCGTCATATGGCCCTTCTTCTTATTACAAGGACGGCAGGACGTAAGAAGGTTTTCATATGTAGTTAGGCCACCAAACTTTTGAGCGATATAGTGATCTACAGTCATCGGGACGCCGCTCGCGCCGCAATAGCGGCACGTATAGTGGTCGCGTTTGTAGACCTTCCATTTGACTGATTCGTCAATTTGTCTCGAGGCTTTTTTAACAAAAGCTTTTCCAACTGGAGTGATAGGATTATCTGTCTGTTTGAGGAATTCATGCCACTGCTCGTCTGTTGGTCGGCAAACAGTGAGGCTAGGTGCTCCCGTCTCGAATGGTAGGAGTAGTG